TAGCTTAACACCCCCTGGAACAAGAGATGCTAAGCATCTCCTGTCACCAGGAGACCCTGACTGTTAACGTAAAGTTAACTCCCAGTCTCATAAAGAGACGGGACCCACGACGATCTGAGTTTACAAAGCTCAGGTCGGCGATCAAACGGGTTAACTTGGCTTGAGCCAGCCGGACCGATACGCCTTTCTAAGGCAATTATCGATCGGAAGAACTCATCCCATCCATCCGCTGCATAGTCAGGCGTGAAAAACACGCCGTCGAGTACCTTGTACTCAAGTCTATACAGACGAGTATTCCACCGCCGTTCAGACTGAAAACAGTCTGAACGGAAGTAGATACCGGATTGAAGGTCACGATCTACTGTAGGAATCCAAGGCGCAAGCCTACGAATTCTCTCAGCAGAGTGTTTCCAACCAGCTTTATAAAGCTGATTTTGAAACTGTGCTAGTGACCAAGTTTCCTTATGATCCTGGCGACTGCTGGGTATCTGCTCTCTGAGACGAACGACACTTACGTCGATCCCTCTAAAGTAGTCCCCACCGCAGCTCTCTCTGAACTCACCAGTCCAGAAAGACTTACGTCGATTAACTTTAAGTCCAAAAGACTCAAGTCGATCGACAGCCGCCAATGCCCCAGCCGTAGGGATAATTATATCATCCCCGTAGGCTGATATGCCATGCATAATATGGTTGTCTAGTCGACGACCACGTGAACGCAAGGCACTTACAGGAGTACCCTTTCTGTCTAGCTCCGAACCGACGGCAATCGCAAAGAAAGCCAGCGTTTCAAAAGCGAAACACAGGGCAGAACCCATTGGTGCAAACTTCTCAAGTCTCAGAGTGAGACCGGGGAGGTCTGCCCGGGTAGATCGAGCAGCGAAGACAGCCTTGCGAAGCAAGGGATGATGTCTAAGCATTCGACTTACCAGGGAAACGTGAACACGGTCCGAGGCTTCACTAAGATCTAGTGTTGCCCAAGACCCGTCTGCACTACCTCGTTGAGCCATGAATCGATTACGATTCTGATCTCTCCAGGATATGTGCATCGCGAGATAATCTCTATTGATTGCTTCATCAAGCAAACCAAGGAGACCTTGCTGGATAAACTGCAAAGCAGTTGGTTCCATAGCAATGATTCGCGGCGTTTTCTGGGTTTTTGGCACGTACGTCACCCTCATCGGGCGTTCGTTACGTGGAGAGACTACTGCATAATCGCCATCTTCACATGTGTCCATATAGTGATGTAAGGTCGCAAAACCAAAATCACTACAAGGAAAAACATGCTCGATGCGAGCCGTCCAAGTGTCGCGAAGGTTTTTAAACTTCGCAGCACCGAACGAACCATCTGCAGTCGAACCTGGACCGTGCTTGAAAATGACTTCGTCATTCCAAAGCGCGGTTTCACATCGATCAAAGATGTCCTGATAGAGTATATCAGAGACAGCTAAGAAATTTGTGGAATCCAGGCTAGAAAGAATAGTTTTCCGACTATTCTTCAGCTCTCGTTCTGTTTCGATGAAGCCAGATATAGCCTTCTCAACACGCGCAGGTGTGGGCAATGCCTTTACCTTTGAGTGTAAAAGAAGGATCTGTCTGACACACCTAAGAGCTAGCACAGCTCTCGGGTCATCGTTAACAGCTCCTGTATCCCATCTGAAGATGAATCCAAGGAACTCCCGCATAAACACGGGACCTCCTTTCGCGCTCGTTTTAAAGAGACGCGATTGGGACCACTGGTTAGCACTAACACATTCTAAAATGTGATCATGCATAGCCGGCAGGGTGATTGCTAAAAAGCTCTCACCTTCTTCTTCATATCGCTTCTGGATAGTTTTCCAGTCGCGATCGGGATTAACGGACAGCCATACAGCACTCTCGTCGAGCACCGCTCGAAGAATAGCCAATTGCCTTTTCATAATGCCTCCTTTCAGAGGTCGTTATGCAATGGGCACCTTGACTTATTCCCCACGAAAGGTTACAAACTGCGCAGCAGGTAGAGCATCAGGCGGATATAAACCTGATCTTCACCGGGGTGGGGGAGGCGTAAGCCTCCTTTGTAGGATCACTCCTACACCGCTCTATTTTACTAATGCTGTGCGGCAAGAACCTGCTTGAGAACAGCATTCGTACCGGCAAACAACTGAGTTGTCAAACCAGTAACGATTGCGATCTTGTCCGCCTCCGTGAACCCGAAATTGTTAATCGGGAACTTGGCGACGAGCCAGACCGAGCCCGTGAGGCTCTTGTTCGCAGCACTGATAGGATCAGCCGCGATAACTTTGCGATCAATACGCACTTGCGTACTAATTGCATCCTTACCGATAGACTGATTCACTGTCATCTTCGTATTACCATCGTTAGACGTGTAAATTGTCTGCGTTGGCGAGACAGCCGTTTGGGGCAGCGAAATCGCTGAACCAATAGTGACTGTCTGGGGATCTGATAGGGCCATTGCTATTCTCCTGTTAAGTGACAGGCGGGGTTTTCCCACCTTGATTTGTAAGGTGCTACATCCTGCTTGTGGCAAGTGCAGCGAGAAGGGACAACTGAACCGTATTTAATCCGGTGAAGGTTGTTCCAAAACCATAAGGAGTAGCTCGGATTCGGCGGTGCTTGATACCTTCTAGGTAACAAACGCCGCTATATGTGGACGTACCGATCTTGAACCAATAATCAGCAGAAAACCTGTTGACTTGGTAAGAGGTCATATATCCATAATCGAGCAACAAGCCTTGCTGCTGGAACGCAGTGACACTGGACATTAAATCTCCAATGTTTACGAACCAGTCCAACAGCCAGGAAAAAGGTAACAAGTTCCAATAAGTATTCGCCGACTGTACAGACGACGGATCAAGACCATACTGGCGCATCAAAAGAAGCGCCTCTACGATCTGCTTATTAGAATAGTTCCCAAGAAGAAGCGTTCGGATCGGTTCCGGGTATTCCGGAATCAACGCCGATAACTTGTATTCGAAGGAACTAGAGAAAGAGTACGAAGTACTCGAATCCATGTTACTTTCGATCTGCCCAGTCCAATCAGCGGTAGTTCCCTTGTTCAGCCCCACAGCTGTCTTATTGCTAAGACTAACTGGGAGGATGATACTAATGGAAGCATCGCCAGAGAGCGTCTTATTAAAAGACGTTCGAGTGGAAGGGAGATCCCAGGCACGACGCCGACGTATTTTACGGCCGTCGTTTCTTTGCCATGTCGTAATCATATCGTAAGAACCCTGTAGAAGATCTACAAGACTTGCGATATCACGAATAATGGGAGAGATTCCGAACATATAGTTCAAATAATCACTTCCAAGAGACCGTATTAGATCGCGCTTATTAGGCGCAGATCCGATTAAGGCCTTTCCTAAGCCTGAGGGCAAGCCCTCACGTAGGAATTCGGATAACGACACAGCCAGGTCCACCGGAGGCTTAAGGGGATTTGTCACGTTAATTAAACGTGTTCCCTCAGCCACCAGCGTTGCGTCGGAAACTCCGCCAGAAGAGAAAGATGTATAGTCCATAATAGAACTTACATCATTTAACCCTGTACCAGATGGGACCACAAAGGTCCTAGGTAAAGCGGAGTTGTCGACGAAACTGGTGCTCGGTCCTGATACACGATGGAAGGAAGATACCATTTTGGTAACTTCCTGCTTAGCGTATTCATGACCGATATCCATGCCCGACCCATGAAGCAGGTTTTCTATCAGAGTTTGGTCGTGAAAAACGGCCCTACTGATATATTTACCTTTTTCTGCGGTATAGGCGGAACCTGATCGGAAAGATTTCCGATAAAACGGGAATAGGAGTTCATTCATCCTACACATTCGTGTAGGTGATGAACCAATGATTGTGGTTTTGACTTGTTTAACAGGTCTACTACCACTCTCAACAACCATTCCCGAGCCTGACACTTTTTACCTCCTTATAGGGTGAAAATACCGTTAGTCTTACAACGTCTAACGGCAGAGGATCCCAAAACTTGACTGTCCGTCAAATTCTGGGCCGAGCGACTTTTGGTCGCC